GCCCCTTGTATACTGTTGAACTCCGCATTTAACGGGGGTGCTGTGACGTTTTCTCCATTGAGAATGTCTGCAACCGACTGTCTAGTGTATCCAGCCATATATTATCTTCTCCCTGCCACAGAGAACTCGAAAACCATTCCCTGAATTGAATGAGCGCTATTATCACCTAGTGTTACGAAGGTGACTTTTACTGCGTAGCCAGAGCCTTGAATGTCTGTGGACATGATGGGCTTTTCGTTGCCACCGTACTTAGTGTTGGTGCCACTATAATTGATGTCACGGCCCGCATAGACTATGGGAGCTCCTGAAGAGGCCTGAGAGTAAGAAGCAGGTTTAGCCGTGTCTGTGTCGTTCCAGTCGTAGGCAACAGAGACGTTCATCTCTAGAGGACCCTCAGACCGTATGAAGGTGTTTAACCGACGTAAAATCTTACGAACTTCGGTGTCACCAAAATCAAAGTAAGGAGTACTGTATATTCCTGTAATACCGGCACCGTTAAAAGTATTAGTCTGCTCCTGTCGATAAACTCCGCCATTGTAGTCACCATGTAAAACAAACTCAGTTCGACCAATGTAACCCGACGTGCAACACGAGGCACGAATACCTAGTAACTCACCAAACTCCCACCCCAACTTCTGGTCAGCTGTTCTTAGGCCACCAATGATACCTTTACTTTCAGATACTGCTTCAGAGTCATCCCCAATGAAATAACGTAGCTGGGACTTAGTCCTAACCACCACCCCCACAAGCACACTATCTAAATCGAAGTCTGCGGGCATATCTACAAGAAGAGCTTGAATGCTCTTAGAAATAGTCTCTAGCTCGACGTCACCAATACGGCTTGTTCCCGCTACGGGTCTAAGTCCATCTGGGGCTAGGAAAACTAGATCACCACCAATCTCCAGTACAGAGTCAGCGGCAATACAACCAACATTAGTGGTTACCTGATCTAACAAGAACCCTAGAGTTAGGTCTGTGGATACGCGCTTAATAGCATTGCTACCAAACACAAACATGTTGTCTCGGAAAGGCTTGATCTGGACAACATCAAAGCCAGTATTAAGCTGTCCTGCGCCTGCCGCTACATTAAAGTTATAGGGGTCCTGTGGTGCGCTGTGACATACTATGGCCTGCTGTCCACTATCTCCACCAAGGAAAATGTGGTTCTCAAAGACATCAATCAATGAGGGGGTGTCTATGAGCTGGTCGCCGCCGGCATCTGTAGAGGTGCCTGCTCCGCCTACTGTAAGTTCCTGCCAAGAAGAGGAATCAAAGACTATCGGAGGATTAACCCCATCAACAAAAGCAATCTTATTTCCATCACCAAAGTTAAAGGTAACAAAACGTATTCTGTTAACCGACACAAAGCCATTTGCTGACGTCATGGCTCGGGTGTACCCTGTGGTCAGCTTAGACCAACCAGCGTAAGGAAGGTATTTGTAGAAAGAGTAAGAGTTAGTGCCTACGTCTTTTCTAGCAGCTAGGAGGTCGGCATTATTGTATAAAGTGCTTCTAAAGATAGCCAAGCAAAGTACTTTTCCCTCTGCTTCTGCTGATGTCCCTACAAACTCACTTGCGGTAGCAGTATCTAAGGGTTGGTACCCGTCTATCCTTCTATACCCACCATACATGCCAGCCTCATAATTAACGAGACGAGTAGCTGATCCTGGAAAGTTCTCAGCTAGATCTAGGTGGTTCTCTGTAGAGTTTAACCCACCAGAAGAAATAACCTTATATGACTGAATTTTATCCGCCATTAAAAGGCAACTCTGTGGTCGGTAATGTACTCGTAGTTATTAATGTAGAGGGTCTGTAAATTCTTCAGACCTTGAGCAAATAATGATTGTGCAATCTGGGCTGCTTCCACGTTATCTTTGAACATGTACATGTGCATCAGAGCACCATCTACAATGACACTGGAAAAGCTCTCAGGAACGCGAGTCTGATCGTCATACAGGTTGAGGTCAGCGTAGTTTAAGAAATACCTAAACCGTACCTGATATGCGCTGTCTGGAGAGGGGGTGACGCCAAAACCATTACCGTGACTAGGGAACACCATACTTGGGGTGGCTCGACCTATCGCATCGGATTGATTATCGTCGTCTCGGTACTTATCGTAGTACTCGTCTCGACCAATATAGTTTAGGTGCGTAAATTGGTTCGTGCCGCTGGCTGACTCAATTACTTGAAAAGAGTTCCAATCAACGACTTTAAAAAAGTTAGGCCATTCGTATTCTTCTTTGCCCACCTCAAGGGTCTGGGTGTGCTCAGCTGCGTTAAAGGGCCACTCAAACTCAGACTGATTAATAGATGCAATTGACGCTTGGACTGCGTCCTTAACAAGAGCCTGCACACCTCTAGCTGTGGGGAAGTCAGATGAACTGAACTCCACCTCATTAAGGCGTCGTAAAACTCTGTTTGATAACTCTATAAAAGTAGCGGGCATCTAGTTCACTTTTTAACAGATAAAAGGAAGGGAGGCCCCGAAAGACCCCCCTTAACCAAACTACTTATGCTACGTTGTATTCCGCAGTGAATAGGCACTCTGGACGCAGAATCTTGCGACCGAAGAGATTCATTCCACGGACAACATCGGCAAACGTATCTGGTGAGCGGAAGCTCTCCGTCTTAGAGATTTGCTGAGCTGTAGCTACTGCTGACTGGTGTCCTGCAACAACAATACCAAAGTTAGCATCAGAACCGTCTGCATCAGCAGTACCAGCTCCAGAACCAGCGTATGGGAGGTTGTTAGACTTATAGACTTTGAAGCCTCGGATCAGACCAGAAACAACACGTCCGTTACGAAGAACGTCGCCTGCATCCTGACCACCAGCAAAGTCGTTATTAATCAACTTGCTGTTCTCATCCATTAGCAACTCGTAGAATACTGGATCAGCTACGAACCAACGATCTTCTGTTGCTACGTTTGCTTGGTCCATCTGACGAGCAATGCGGTTAAGCATGGCTAGTGGAGAAGTGATTGCTCCTGCACCGCCGCCCGCTGCCAAAGGCAGAGAGTTACCAACAGTTCCGCCGAAGGTAGCTGCGTCAATCTTGTTAGCTGCAAACAGTTCGTCAGCACCAGTACCTGCATCGGCTTTGGTACCAGCCTGAGTAGTACGAGCAGCCCAAGAAGAACCGCTCCAGTCGTAACCGGATAAGTAGCCCAATACGTTCTGGTCGAAAGCGTCCTTCAGCTTGTATGCTGCATTATCTGTAGCAAGGCTGATGAAGTTGTGGTGAGAATGTTGAGTCTCGATGTCGTCTACTTGGAACTGGAACGCATTCGCTTGGTCGATGACCAAAGAAAAATCGGTATCCGCAAGGTCTTGAGAAGCCAAGGCGGTGCCACGCTTATAGTCCGAAATAGTGATCGTAGGTTCTTTCATGATGCGAACTGAATCGCCCATTGAACCAATTTCGCCCATGTAGTCGGTGTTAGTAATGCCTTCTACAATAGACTCTTTGCGCAGAGCAAGCTGCACTTTTTTGCTGTAAATTACGGGGCTGAACGCGCCGTTGGGTAGGTTGGTGTAACCTGATGCTGATGGAAAAGCCATGAGTTGTACTCCTAGTGGCGTTAGACAAAGTCCCAGAATGGGACGAGCTTAAAACCAGAAGACGACTGCGAAGCGGCTGTTACAGCTATAGGGTGCATGATGTGCTAGGAGGGTTGATCGACACCTCTTTTGCGCTATCACGGGCCTAGCTAAACTGGTGGACTTATCGTCAAAACTTCTGTTGGGTGCGATTTGTAAGGGTGGGCTGAAAGCGGCCTTACTGTGCTCCTGAATCGGAGCGAGAGAGAAACCCCCAATTAAGGGGTCTTTCTATTGTAGAATTATATCACTCAATTAAGGGTTTCTCAAGAGGTATTATCTAGCTGCGCCAGAAAGATCGTACACAAAGGAACCTTTTTGCATAGAATCCATGATAGCGGGCTCATTTTTCTCGTATTCAGCGGACGACATCTTAGAAACTTGGCTTTCACTAAACTTAGATTGGCCCCGTCCTGCTGGTGCTGATGAGTTAGATCTAGATACTGCTTGTGCTGCTCCGGCACCATTAGAGGGACGGCGTTTGCTGGCGGTATCTACTTTGTACAGATCAATGGCCCTACTGGCGGACATTGCGTCTGTGGAGTTCTTATAAAGAGAGTCCTGAACCCACTGAGGTTGCACCATGACCCACTCGTGAAAGGCGGTAGAGTTTCGGATCTTATCAAAGTCTGGATGCAGCTTGCGAAGATGCTCCTCTGCCTTGTCCTTGTTCATGTTTTGTTCAAGCTTCTCTAAGTTAGCAATCCGCTTCTCACCAGTCTCTAGAACCTCATTTGCGCGTTTCTGCGCAATCGTGTCTATGATCTTGGCTACCTCTGGATAGCGCCCACTCCATTCCGCAATTTCCTTATCGGATTTTGGAAACTTAATTTGGGCCTTAGTAGCGTCATCCAACTGATCCTTGAGAGCATCTATCTCCCCATCCTTTTGTGATTGGATAGTTTGTAGGTGCCTACGCAAATCACCGTAGCGCTTTTTAAACGATTCATCCCCACTTTCTACGGGAAGGGTATCCGGTAGCTTAGGGGGGTTAATGCTTTTCTCAAGCTCGTGAATTTCATTTTGTAACTGTTCCGACTGGGAACCACGGTATTTAGCCATTTTAATTTACTCTAGTTTGGGGGCCGTGCATGGGTAGCCCAAATCATTAGCCCTTGGGTTTTTGACTCACCTCGGTTGGGTACGACTCCACTCCCGCAGAATCCTCATCTAGAGGATATTCTTCCTCGACAACTATGACTTGCGCTCTAGGCGCTTCTGGATAGTCTTCATCATCTCCTGTGTCTTCTTCGCTGCCTTCTTCAGGAGCTCCCATACACACAGGGCAATTTTCATCACCGCAGCCGTAAGAATTGTCATCAATACTTTCGCATGAGGAACAGCCTTCTTCACCACAGTCACAATCTTCTTCATATCCATCTTCTTCGTCACCTTTGATTTGTCCTATCTCACGCATCATCATAAGACCCATCTTGGCCTCTTGGTGCATGTCCATGTATCGTTTCAGACCAAACCACCGGACCACATCATTTGGGACGACAAACTCCCCAGCAGATAGTGCAGCGGGGATGTCATCTCTGACGTTTTCAGCAGAGGAACCAATAGGAATGGGGTTGCCCGATACTGGATCGGTGCCCGTAATATTATCAGGTCCCATAAGACCCATAAAGGACCCCATAGCCATGCCACCATGAGACATGCTAATTACAGTCTCTGGTTTAGTCTTATCGTCTTCTGGGGCATCCCCTTGCGAGGCAGGAAGCTTATTAGACGTCACCTCTTTCCGTGCATCTCTTTCAGAGGGTGTACTTATAATATCGTCTGTCTCAGCCGCTGCCCGCAAGGATGTGTCTAGCTCCTCTTGGGTTCCGCTATCCATTTCCTCGACTTCAACTTTCCCACGCCGAACAACACCACCTGTATTCATCTTGTTAACCCTCACTTCGCTAGGAAGCTCCGTGCCGTCTGATGAGTTCAGGGGCTCTGGTGCTTCGGATTTTTTGTTTCATTACCTGCGCATTGTTCAACATAAGAAACAAATGCTTGGGATTTTTCTTTTATCTGTCTGTGCGCTCATCAATTACCCTAGAAGTTTTCTCCAGTTTTCAACTGGGGGTAAGCCAAACTCATGTCTGTCTGCTGATTTGAGCGTCATTAGGACATCCATAGTAATGCTGTATCTTGGAGATCCTGTCTTGTTAGGGGATGTCCTGTGCCCCGTCTTAGAGGGGAAAAGTACTAGTAGATCATTAGACACCACTAAGCCCGTCTCAGCTGCGCTGTGAGGGTTGCTTAAAGATACCATTCTTTGTGTGTACTGCTCGGGACGAAACATGCCGTCGTAAAGCTCATTCTGGTGACTGTCCGTAGCTAACTGTAGGGAACCTGAGCCCTTGGGTACCTCGGGGTAGTACACAATACTTATGTGAGACATCTCATGTCGGTGGTAATCTACGACGCGGCCCTCAGTCTGCTTAACTGCCCAACTACGAGTAAACCAATAGTCATATTGATTAGGGGCTATGCCCGCCGCTGTGTTGTACTCGATTAGAGCCTTGTGAACTACGGCTACAAGAGGAGCATAAATAGGATCATCATGTAGCTGGTGGTAACCATTGACGTCACCCGTCCATGAAGAGTTGTCATCTGAGTAACCGGTGGACTCGACTGCTAAGTCTACGTCCCTAACCATGTCCGCTCGCTGCTCTATAGTTAATCCTGCTAACCCAGAGTATATGCTAAGGGGAAAGAACTGATGTAATTTTCCCTTCATAATGCGGACTCTCGAATTGACTCCTTTAAATGTTCCCAGCGCCGGAGCTCTGATATAGCTCCCTGTATCTGGTATATACGAACTGTGTCCGTAGTACTCTCTAGGTTCTTTAAGTGCCCCTTAATCTTATCGGCTATAAGAGCCTGTAATCTATCGTAGGACTCCATTTCGTTAACTAAAAGAAGTAGATACCGCGCTAGTTCTTTATCCATTAAGAACCTTCTGGTATTTGTGGAGGTAAGGCTCCTTCAGGGGGAGCGCCTTGAGGGCCACCTCCGGTAAAGCCTGCCTCGTCAGGTGATGGAGCGGAGCCTGGAGCTATGTTACCGCCAGTTCCTGTCGGGTCCATTGGGTTTGGTGCGCCCTGCATAGCGGCCTGTTCTGCCTGTGGTTGCGCGGCTTGAAGCTCGGCCATGAACTTAGCCTGAATAGCTGCCTCACGAGGATCGTTAAGGATCTTATCTTCATCCAGATCCATAGAGGTGGCCAGCTCGCGCAAGATATAATCAAAGCGAACAAATGGGGCCATTGTTGGATTAGCCGCCATCTGCATAAATTGTAGCAGGCGCTGGGATCTGACTTCGTTTCTCATCAGGGACTCTGTGCCCTTAGAGATTACATCTAAATCACCAAGCATTTCTTTCTTGAAGTTAAACTGCATGTTGAATGCAAAGAGGGCTTTACCTAAAGGACCCAATAAGAAGTCATCAATATTTTTAACGACAGCTTTAATGTTACCCGCAGCAGCGCCCATAAGCATCGACATACCACTTGCTGTACGTCCAGTACTCATAACACCTGTGCTACCGTGAGAGTAACTAGGTAATCCAGTAGACTCATCCGATAGCTGTCGAGCCTTATCAAACATCATCAAAAGCTCATTTGAGACGTTAGGAAACTTGGTTCCAAAGATGGCTTGTCCAGGGGCTCCTGCCTGACGGCGGAATACTTTTCCAGGATATACATCCATGGATTGGCCTGGAGTTAGGTTAGTCTCGTCTATCTCAATAAGAAGGTTTCCAGACAGCGCAGCGTTATCTACAGCCATCCGCATGAAGCCATTCATAAGCAACTGAGTGTCTGCCATGTTCTCAGCAATACCTACACCAAAGAAGGAGTAGGGGTTCGCCTCATAAGGGGCAGCATGATAAGGAATACGTGATGGGACAAAAGGATTTAGTACGAGACGAAGTGTCTGGCCATTACATATCCATGCATTGACTTGTACCTCGTCGCTCCCTGAAAATTCATCTGGTATTTCAATTCCAGCTTCATCAGCAAGATCAGCATCTATGACACCCCAGAACTCTAGGACCTCATAGCGCTCTGTTTCTGAACGGGCACTGTTGTCTTCAAGTATCGTCTCCCAGTACTCAGACTGGTAGTTTGGACCTAAAGAAATAGCCTCTTCGATAGACTCTTCCCTAAACATAGGGCGACGTTTAAGTGCGCGGAGCTGAGTACGGCTCATTCGGTGACGATGAACTATGTACTCCGCTTCCGTCATAGACCGTGCTTCTGGGTCTGGGTAGAAGTCCCAAACACTACAGTGCTCAATCTTAGCAATGGTTTCAAATAAGGGATCATACTCACCCTCTTCGTTCCACTTAGGATACTCTTTATCATAAGCGAAGGGGCCTTTGACTACACCATGTCCGAACAAGGCCATTTCAAATGCCATAGATCGAAGGTGCTTTGATCCTTCACTTTCTTCTAGCTGGTCATGAATTATCTTTTCCATAAGCTTAGCCGCAGCTTTAGCAGGCTCATAGATGATTGCAGAGGCAATGCCCGACCCACCTTCTACTAGGTCGTCCTTTACTGCGTCTAGTGCCTCTGAGTAGGGGCCGGCTAGATCGATAAGCTCTTTACGTTTAACCGTAGACTTCTTAGGTTCTTTCTTCTCTTCTTCGGGCTTTCCCTGTGCATCAAAGTGTACGGCATCTAGTCCACCCTTAACAACGGGGGTGGGCTCAATACCAATCGGGAATTTTCCGCCCGCAAAAAGGACGTCAGATATCTGGGCATATGCTGCCAGAACCTTTGTCTTAGTAATCTTTACGAATGCTTGGCTTTTTTCTGACTCATTAAACTTAACGTCAGGACCATAAATTCCACGGTAGTTACGATAGTTTTTTAACCAGCGCTCTTCGTCTTCGTATCGGGAATCTTTAGATCGTTGAAATCTAGAATTTATCCACGACACAAGATCAGATAGTTCGCGGTTTTCCAATGCAACGTCGTCACCCTCTTTTGCGTGGAATATAGGCTGGGCCGTCGCGTCAAGGTTCATGTCGTCTGGGGGAGTAACTAGAGCCATATATTAGTATCCAAATGTGGAGTCGCTAGGGACGTAATGTGCGGGTTGATTTGGCATTGAGTCGAACAGAGAGCCTGATCGGGGACGAGACATAATAGCGTATCTTACGCTGTCATATGTGTGGTCACTCTTGTAACGGGCGTCGATATCGTCTGTGCCTTTAGGGTTACTGGGTATTACGGGTAGATCCGCAATGATCTGACGGCAGGTATCAAAAAATACTAGCCCAGCCATCTCTGTGTCTGGATCTACTTTTAAAAGTTCGTGTAATCTGTTTTTGCCGGCAACTCGTGATCCTGCGCTCCGGTCAGATGGACGCCAACGACATCCCATCGTTATCATCTCTTCTGCAATTGAGGGGCCGTTTTGTCCCCGCTGATGCCAACACGAGGAGTCTAGTATACCATAGTGAATCTTGTCGCCTTCTTCTGCTTCAAGTACAGCTTTGGCTAGATCTCTTCCTGTATGCTTAGTTAGGTATAACTCCCTATAGCATATCAGAGTTTCATAACTTGGGTCAATAGCAAACCAGTGAACTGCGCTATAACTAGAGTACCCGTAGTCACAACTCCGAAAGCGCCTCCAATCATGGGGTATATCAAAGGGTTCTACTACGTGGTCTTTTAATTTAAACTCAGAGAAAGCCGCACCTTCAGCAATACTCCAGTCACCCTCTAGAAGCTGTCGTCTTTGCATCTCAGGTAGAGATAGGAGGTTGGCTTCGTACTGCCCGTCTCCAGACAGGTGGGGGTTGTCATATAAACTAGCCGGTATAAACCGTCTGTAAAATAGTGCCTGCCCAGCTTTAGATGAAGTGTCGGGGTAAACCATTGCCTCACCTGTCTCTAGGTCGGTGGCAGCAAAAGCTTTGTTAGGGGGTGATGGGTCTATGAACATACTCTTAACCCATTGATGGCCTGGCCCACCTGGATTAGTTGTAGCTCTCATAAAGATCGGAAGCGTAGGATCTGTCGTCCGTAAACGTGATCTCATGTAGTTCCACGCAAATGGGGTCGAGTGCTGTGTCAGCTCGTCAAACCCTACATACGAGAATGCCTGTCCCTGATATCGTAAAACGTCTTCGTCGCGTTCTAGGTAAGTTAGCCATAAACGAGCCCCACTCGGGAATACCCACTGAGACTTCTTCTCTTGCCACTTAGCCCCTTTAAACGCCTTGGGGTATATCTCCTGCGTCTTCCATATAATCTCACGAAGTTCGTCTGTAGTACGACGCAGAACTAGACCGTTGAAATTTGGGTTGTCGAAGTAGCGCATTGGATCGGCAATTAGTGCCATCGTTTTTCCGCCGCCGGC